CAGGAGAGCGTTCGACACGTATAACGTGGTGGCGTTCTGGGCTGACGTCCGGGAGTGGGAGTCGTTCACGCGCACGGCCTGGCCCGAGGACTTCGGTGACCGGTTGATCGTCCCTGCCGTGCGTGGGGGAATGTCCGCGTCCCCGATCGCATGGGATATGCGCTCCCACGCCTACCAGTTCGCCGAGGCCGCGGAGACGGCGTTCACGGAGATCCAGCAGCAGGCGTTCACTCACGATGGGGACTCTGCCCTGGGTGAGCACGTGTCTAACTGTCGCGTGAATGAGTTCAAGGGGCGCTGGTCTGTGAAGAAGGAGTCCCCGAAGTCGTCTAAGAAGATCGATCTGGCTGTGTGCATGATCGGCGCTAGAATGTTGTACAGGTACGTCAAGAGCAGCAAGGAGTGGGCCGACATGAATAAGCCGGTTGGTGCGTGGACGGTGATCGTGTGAGTTTTGAGAAGATGCTCTCCGGCTTCGAGGGTGGCGCATATCGCCCGGAGTCGTTTGAGACGTACTATGAGCAGAGTGAGCGCCTGGACGCCCTGGGTATCAGTATCCCGCCGGAGGCGCGAGTGCTGGAGATGCAGGCGCCGTTCGCGAAGATGGCTATTGACGTCCTGACTGAGGTCCTTATCCCGGCGGGGTTCATCATCGCGGATGATGGGCGTAAGGATCTGGTGCGTGACCTGCGTGTTGTGTGGCAGGCCAATGACATGGATTCTCAGTTCAATCTGGCGGCTGCCGAGGCTCTTGCTGCTGGGTCTGTGTTCTGGGTGCTGTCTCCTGCTGACGAGGATCATGAGCATCCGTCTGTTCGTGCGCTGGACTCGCGTCACGCCGGTGTCCGTATCGACCACTTCGGGAACGTGATCGAGGGGATTGCTGTCTACCGTGCGGGTGATGATGTGAAGTGCGCCTCGTACTACACGCCCGAAGGCATGACCGCGTACAGGCAGGTCGGTACCCGGTGGGTGTCCGACTGGTCAACGAGTGACCCGTGGGGCGCGTCGATCGTGCCCATGTTTAACCGGGCCCGGCTCCGTGACCGGTACGGCCGGTCCGATCTGAAGGAACTGAAGACGGTCATTGACGCGGCCTCCAGGACTCTCACGAACCTCCAGATGGGGCAGGAGGTTGCCGCTTTCCCCCTGAGGTTCCTTATTGGTGACGGCGCTGACCGGATGCTGGCTGGGCAGCAGGCGGCCGCCGCGATGAACGGGCAGTTCGGTGGTAATCGCATGGAGAACTATGCTGGCGCGCTTCTGGCTGCCCCCACTGGGGCTGATGTGAAGCAGCTGACTGGCGCGTCCTTGGATACGTTCACGAACACGTACCGCACTTACGCGTTGCAGATCTCGGCTATGACGGGTATTCCGCCATCAATGATGGGTGTGGCTGCCGACAATAACCCGACATCTGCTGAGGCTTTGCGTGTGGCGAAGGATCGTCTGATCGCTCGCGCTGAGAATAAGCAGCGCCAGTTCAGTGATGCTCTTGAGCGCATCGCCCGCATTATTGCGGTCATGAACGGGGAGTCGCCCGAGGGCCTGGAGACCCTTGAGGTGATGTGGGCTGACGCGGCTGCCCCGTCGGCGAGCGCGCAGATGGCTACCGCCATGCAGGCTGAGTCTCAGGGGGTTATCGGCGCTGAGACCGCACGGGACTTCATGCACCTGTCTCCGGAGCAGATGGAGCGCGAGAACCGCCGCCAGAACGACCTGGATTCGATGGCGGGCCAGATCCTCCCTGTCGGCCCGCAGGAGGAGGGCGAGGAGGATCCTGAGGACAGCGGCGAGGAAGAGGATCCTGCTGACGACAAGGATGAGGCTAAGAAGTGACCCTCGCGCTCTTCAGGGCCCTCCTAGCCACTATCTCCCGCACTTTCCAGAGGCGCCTGGATGACGCCACCGCCCCTTTGCAGGGTAAGCCGGTGACGCTCTCAGAGAAGGAGCTGGGCGAGGCGATCACTCCTCTCGTGTGGACCGCAAGACGCCAGGCGTGGGCGGCTACGGCCTTGTTCCTGCGGGGGCAGGCTAGGGCGCATGGGGCGAATGAGGCGTGGATCCCCCCGCAGCCGGGTTACAGCCCCGACTCGGTGCGCTACGCGATCAGGTCCACCAAGGCCCGCTCCGGCAAACCTGAAGCGTTCAAGGCCCTCCAGGGTGAGCTCACTAGCCACGTGTATGCGGCGTCTAGGCGTACGGTTAATGATGCTGTGGAGGACGCCCCTGATGTGACCGAGCTCCTGGATGACCTCGAGCGGATTGCCGACGACCTTGAGGGGTTCTCCAAGGAGCAGGTCGAGCAGATTGAGCGGGAAGTCGAGAAGCACGAGCGTAAGCGCCGCCCCAGGAGGAGCTGGGTTGACGTATTCGATGAGGTCGCGGACCGCGTCGACAAGGCCATTAAAGAGCTCGAGTCCGAGGGGATGCTGACTCAGAAGTATCGGGACTCGGAGGCCCTGAAGGATCTCCCGGACAAGTACCGCCGCTCAAAGGATGGCACTCTTATTGCCCGCCCATTTGCGTGGGCGCGTGTCGTGACCCCCTCGAAGAATGGGCCATGTGGTTTCTGCGCAATGCTCGCCTCTCGCGGCCCCGTCTACAAGACATCTAAGACGGCTGGCGTTGGCATCAACAGGTTCCATAACAACTGTCGGTGCGTGTGCGTGGGGGTTTACACATCCAGGGCGTGGCCGGGCAAGGAACAGCATGCTAGATTCGAACAACTGTACAATGAGGTAGTGAAGGCCCATGACCTTCATGGGCATGAGGCGCTGCGGGCCATGAACCGCCGCCTCTACCAGGAGCAAAGGAGAAGGAATGGCTGACACCCCCACCGAGTCATCCGACGAGACTGTCGTCCCTGCAGAGGAGGCCACCCCCGCACCGGAGCCGCAGGGTGACGGCGACACGGAGGCCACCAAGCAGGAGGGGTCTACGTCCGCACCTGAGGAGCCTGAGGGCGTCCCCGAGGAGGTCGGCAACCCCAGTGAGCTCGACACCCTGAAAGAGCGCCTAGGAGCCCTTGAGGCAGTACTCGCCAACAAGGACGAGGAGATCAAGGCCCTGCGCGACACCGCAGCCAAGGACTCCCTGATTCGCGACGCAGGCCTCCCCTCGAAGTACGCCCAGTTCCTGCACGGAGACGAGTCCGGATGGGGAGACCAGGTGTCCACCCTCCTGGAGCTCACCAGTAAGACCCCTGCGCGCCCCCGCGACCCCGCGGTAGACGCACAGGTCGGCTCCGACTCGGAGGACCGCGAGACCGCCATCCTCCGCATGTTCGGGCTCGCCGAGTAACCCCTGCCTGACAGGGGCAACATCTAGAACAACTCTGCCGGTCAGGCAGGAAGGAGACGCGAATGGCGGACAACGCTGCCAAGGTCGCAACCATTGCAAAGCTTACCGCTGGCGGTAACGCCGAGGGCTTCCCGAAGGAGGTGCTTGCCCCTATCTGGAAGCGGGCCTTCGCTGGCTCCATCGTCCAGAAGGTCGCTGGCACCGTCCCGGTTTCCCTGGCCGGTAACGCGGTCAGTATGCCGGTAGGTCAGCCGGTCGCCGGTATCGTCCAGGAGAGCGCCGACAAGCCTGTCGTTGACGTCTCTGTCGGCCTGAAGACCTTCAGTCCCGTCAAGACTGCTGCGATCGTGTCGATCTCTAAGGAGGCGCTCATGGCTAACCCCCTGAACGCCTTCGATGACCTGGAGGACCAGCTGGCTGAGGCTATCGCCCGCTCGATCGACACCGCCGTCATTCATGGCAAGGACGCCCTCACCGGCACTGCCCTGGCGGGCAAGGAGTCCCTGTCCTCCACCACGAACGTTGTGGAGCTGGACCCCACCAAGTTCGACACTACCGGCTACCTCGGCAAGCAGCTCGCTGCGGCTTACGACAAGGTCGTGAACACCGACGGTGAGGCCGACTATGACTTCAACGAGTTCCTCCTGTCGCCGAAGTTCCGGTCCATCATCATGGGAGCAACCGACGGCTTCGGTCGCCCGCTCTACCAGGCGTCCCCGAACCTGGCTGACCAGTTCACCAGTGTCCTGGGCATCCCCGCCGTCTACCACAAGGCTGTTAACGGACGCGGCAAGGTGTCTGAGCCGAACCTGCTGGGCTTCGGTGGCGACCTGAAGGAGAACCTGCGTCTCGGCTTCGTCGAGGGCCTCACCTGGGCTACCGCCGACCAGTACGCCGCCGGGATGGACCTGTTCGGCACGAACCGTATCGCGATTCGTGTTGAGGCCATCTTCGGCTGGGTCCTGCGCGACCCTCAGGCGTTCGTGAAGATCACGAAGAAGGCCGGCTGATGAGTCCGGCCGGGGGGGGGGGGGGGGGGAGCCCCCCCCCGCCCCCCCCCGCCGGGGGGGGTGACACCTAGGAAGGAGGAGGAGTGACCGTAGCGGAAAGACTCGACGTCGAACGTACACTCATGCGCGACCTCGAGGATGATGAGGCAAGATGGGTGGACGCCCTCCTTGAGCGCGCCGAGGCCCTTATTCTCCTCCGCATGCCCGATGCTGTTAATCGCTGCCGCGTCGACTACCCGTTCCGGGTGGCTCTCACCATGGTGGAGTGTGAGGCTGTCGCGCGAGTGTTGCGTGCTCCCGGCGGAGGGCTCTACAAGTATGAGACTGAGGGTACCTACACCTACTCAGTGAATCAGGCTGTAGCCTCCGGCCTCCTGGAGATCACTCAGCGGGATTGGCAGGCGCTCGAGGGCGGCGCCGGTGGATGGGGTAGCGCAGCCCCAGTGCTGGACGGGTATTCTCGGAACCGGCGCGGCGGGGAGTGGTCCCCGGACGTGTCGAAGAGATTCCTGATGTCTTTCCGGCGGGCTTCGGTCCCGGACAGGCCTGCTGCCCCTGAGCTGGGGTTGCAGCGGTGGGAGGGGTGGCGTACCACATGGTGACCTTCCGACCTCGCCGCGGCCGATACCTGGAGAACGGTCCTCACGCCGTGGAGGTAACTGTCGCGGTTGTGTCTGAGGGGCGCACCGGGCGCCGCTACACGCCCGGTGAGACGTTCTACGTTGACAAGGTTCTAGTGCAGCCCTCCGCAGGTAACGCGTTGAAGGCTACGGAGAACCGTGTTATCCGCGGCGATCTTACCGATGAGACTACCTTGAAGATTATGGGGACTGGTCGGAAGTGGCCGGGCGGTCCTCATTCGTGGGTGAAGATCATTAAGGGGCCTCCGTCTCTGGAGGGGAAGACTTTCCAGCAGGCTGGCGAGCCGCTTACCTATGATGCTTCACCGATGACGCGCCATTTCAGTGTCCGCTGCGACACCCTGGGGACGGTGGCGAAGTGATCCACGCCTACGACAACAAGCGCATCCACGAGGATATTGCGGAGGTCGTCGCCCGTCAGCCGGAGTTTGCTGCGGCTGCGGCGAAGGTGTTCGCGGAGGTGAAGGCTGCTGCGTCTGCGCACGTCGACTCTGGCGAGCTTTTTGCTTCATACAGCATGGAGCAGGGGAAGGTGGACTATACGATCGGCCCGTCCACCGATCATGATGCGGCCGCGGAGTTCGGTCACTACGTGTATCAGGACCGTCAGGGGCGGCGCACTGGGCGGGAGGGCGCCCGGTACCGCACATGGGTTCCCGGCTTCAACATTCTTCGCGGGGTCGTCCGGGATAATGGGGGATTCTAGTGGCCTACGTTAATCCTCTCCCGTTCATTTACCGGTACATGAAGGACGCCGCCGCCCGTGGTGCGGGTGAGTGGCCTATCCTCGAGAAGATTGTTTGGCGCACCCACGGAGATGTGGATGACCCAATGAATGAGCTCGTGTGCAGGGTGCAGATGACTATTGCGCGCACGCACCCGTCTGGGCCCAGGTTTGCGGCCACCCAGATTCGTGCGCGACTCTATATGACCGGCCCGGACGGGGATGAAGTTTCTGATGCTTCTGACGCCCTGGTTCAGGCTGTAGATAAGGCTTGGAGGGACGGTATGATTACCTCTGAGGGCTGGGCGACTTACCTGGAGTGGACTCAGCTTCCCACACCGGAAACGGATATGGGGACCACGGCAGACTACATCAACATGGTTTCGTCCCTTCAGGTGACGGCCAGGAAGGGGGCCTGATGGCTAACCTCGGAAACAGTAAGATTCAGATCGCGGGTAAGGGGCACGTCTACATTGGTAATGTGGACACTGTCGCCCCGAATCTGTGGGGCTACACTTTTGGCGACGGCACCACGCTCGAGACTGCTGGGTGGACGTGGCTTGGTGACACCTCAAGCGAGAACCTGATTGAGGTGGAGACCGACGGCGGCGACACCTCCACGAAGCGAACCTGGGACCGTCAGGGCGTCCGCTCCACCCGCGAGGACGTCACCAACAAGGTGACCATCAACGCCGTCAACCTCGGCGAGGACGTCATGCGCGTCGCCTTCCCCGGCTCCACCTATGACGCCGAGAAGGGCGGCTGGGATGTCGAGCTGGACAACTCGAGTGAGCGCGCCGTCCTTATCGTCATCGAGGATGGCCTGCTCGTGTCGGGTATGCTGTTCCGCCGCGTGTCCCTGGCCGGTAACCTGCCATCCCTGTCGCTGGACAACTTCAGTGAGGTGAAGATCTCTGGGACTCTGCTGTCTCCCCCGTCGGGGAAGACTCGCGTCCAGATGCTCGAGCCGCGCACCGTCACCGGTGTTGGTACGGCGAAGCCGACCATCACGACCCTGGCCCCGGCCGCTGGTGCGGTTGGCGCGAAGGTCACCATCACCGGAACTAACTTCAACGGTGTCCGCGAGGTGAAGTTCGGCGACAAGGTGGCTACCTTCGAGAAGGACTCCGCCACCCAGATCACCACCTATGTGCCGCGCGGCGCTACCGGCGCGGTCAACGTCGTGGTCACCAACAACGTCGGCGCGTCCGACGGGAAGCAGTTCACTGTCAACTGATGATCTCCGTCCGGCTACCATGTAGGGGTGTGTGGTGGCCGGACGGCAACACCCCATTACGCCCCAGCAGAAGGAGAAGGCAATGGCCTCCACCAAGAATGAAGTCCCTGACTTTGAGACCCTCGAGGGTCACGAGATCTTCAAGCCCGTCGCCACGCTCCGTCCTTCCCAGCGGCTCCGCCTCACCGCGAAGGTGCTGCCCATGGTTGACGACTCAGACGAGTTCACTGACGAGAACATGGCGGTCCTCGCTGACATGACCGAGTTCCTTGAGGACAACGGCTACATCGCCGACCTGGATGCGTGGACCCGCTTCTTCAGTACTCACGGCATCGAGGGGGCTATCACTCTGGCTACCGCTTACGCGGGGGAAGCCACAGGCGCCAAGCAGTAGATGACTACTTCCGGGACAACCCTGATGCTGCCGCGGACTTCTGGGCGCTTTACCGCATCGACGTCTACGGCAGCTACAGGGTCCGTCTCGTGGAGGCACTGCTTGAGCGCCTTTCTTACGAGCCTTGGTCACTGTACAGGGCGAAGCAACTGGGTGGGCCGCAGTGGTTCGGCTACTCTGCCGACTCGGAGAGGCTTAACGCCTTGATTGACGGTCAGCGTCTTCAGACGAAGGCCGCCAGCGGCCGGGGGAGGGCGTATCTGAAGGACTCTGAGATGGCTCCCAGGCCCGGAACTGTTAAGGCGAGTACGGTAGTATCGAGTAAGGATACTGCTGCGATGGCGGCCCTGTTCGGGGCCCTAGGTTGAGAGGTTAGGGGATGGCCGGTAAGGGTATTGTCGGTAAGCTTGGAGTCAAGGTCGTCCCCGACCTCTCTAGGTTCGCTGACGAGCTGAAGAAGAAGCTCCGTCGCATCCAGAAGCAGGTGGGCGACCTCGATGTTGAGGTTAACGCTGAGGTTGATGTTGATGAGGAGTCACTCAAGAAGGCGCAGGAGAAGGTGCGCCGCAGCGACTCCAAGATGCCGGTCGAGCCTGACCTCGGTACCGGGTCTCTCACGAAGCTGAAGTCGAAGCTGCGTGACCTGAAGGCTGAGCTCAAGGTTAACCCGAACCTCTCTGAGCAGGACAAGAAGAGGATTGAGCAGAAGCTCGATGATATTCGCACCAACGTTCACTTGAGCACGGACAAGACTGACCTGGCGAAGCTGTCCCGCGAGGTGAAGGGCGCGGCCGGGAGCATTAAGGCGCAGCTGACGCTCAATAAGCGCTCGGTGGCTGACATTGAGCAGAAGATCAAGTCCCTCAAGGCCCAGATTGACGCGTCTCCGAAGCTAAATAAGGCCGCCAAGGCGGCAATTGAGAAGGACATCAGTAAGCTTCGGTCGATTGTTGACGTGCACGCTCACCTGTCGGAGGAGCAGAAGAAGAAGATCAAGCATGAGCTGAATAAGCTTGACGGTAAGGCGACCATTAACGCTGATCTGGATGACGGTAAGGCTAGGTTTGACCTGAAGCGCCTCACCCGCTCCAGGTGGGTGGATATTAATGTGCGCCTAGGTAAGGCTTCTGTGGCTCGCGTGGCTGCTCAGCTCAAGGCCCTGGCTGGCGGGAACGTCTTTGAGTCGATCGGCCGCAACCTGAATGACTTCCTCCGTAACCTGGATACCGCTTCGGTGAAGATCGGTACTGTCGCCACCCTGATTGGTGGTGCCGTGTCCGTGCTGGGTGCGGGGATGGGTGTCCTGTCCTCTGTGGGTGTTGGGATAGCGAAGGCTACCCCGGCCCTGCTGGCCCTGCCTGGCATCTTCGGTGGCGCCGCGGCGGGCGCTGGCGTCCTGATTGCCGCACTGAAGGATGCGAAGACTGTCCTGGGGGATCTGAGTCCCGCGTTCGAGGGGTTGCAGAAGCAGATCTCGTCCTCGTACTGGGGGCAGGCTGCGCAGCCGATCAGGGATTTCGCTAACACTGCGATCAATGAGCTCTCTCCGGCCCTCTCTACGGTGGCGACACACTTGGGGTCGATGACGGCTGCGATCGCAACTGCGGCGAGTGGGCACTTGCCGGGCTTCCAGCAGTCCCTGACCTACCTGTCGCAGGCTCTGAGCCTGGGGTCGACTGGGGCTGCAGCTTTCACTAACGGGCTCCTCACGATGGGTGAGGTTGGCGCTAAGTATCTGCCGAATATTGCCCAGTGGGCCAACGATCTCGCTCTCTCGTTTGAGAAGTGGGCTATTAAGTCCGCCGAGTCCGGGAAGATGGACCAGTCTATTCAGGCGGCGGCGAAGGCATTCGGTACCCTTAAGGACATTACGGTCGACCTGGGGGGGATTATCGCTGGCCTATTCAAGGCGATGGCGAACGGGTCGGCGCCGATCGACTCTATCGCTACAGCCCTGGATAGGGCTAATGCCGCGGTCAATGGCCCCTTGTTCCAGTCGACCTTGACATCCTTGTTCTCGTCGATGTCTGTGGCGGCTGGGGAGGCGTTTGAGGGCGTGGGGGCCCTGGGTGGCGCGTTCGTGTCACTGGAGCCGACCCTGGCTAAGGTTCTCCCCCTGATTGGGGAGACGCTGAAGACCGCCCTGGAGGGTATCGCGACGGCCTTGGAGAACCCGGCCTTCCAGGAAGGGCTGGTGCAGTTCTTCTCAGGGCTGCTGACGGCTGTTCAGGCTCTCGCTCCGGCTATGCCAGCCCTGGGAGAGGCGTTCGGGGCTATCGCCACTGTGGCTGGCACCCTGTTGGCGGCTATCGCTCCGCTGGTGGCACAGCTGGTGGAGCAGCTCGCTCCGGTGCTGCAGCAGCTGGTTCCGATCCTTACGCCGATTATCGAGCAGCTGGCGTCTGCGCTGATGCCCGTTATTCAGGCGCTCGGCCCGCTCTTGTCGGAGTTGTTCGCCGTGCTGGGGCCGATTATTACCGAACTTCTGGCTGCGATCGTTCCAGCTATTCAGCCGATTGTTGAGGCGCTAATGGGGGCGCTGATTCCGGCTATCCAGCTCATTGGAACTGTGGTCCAGGCGCTTATGCCGATCGTCATCCCGATTGTCAACATCATCAAGAATGCCTTCGTTAACATGATGATGGTGATCCAGGGAATCATTAACGTTGTCATGGGTGTCATCACGGGCGACTGGTCTCGGGCGTGGAACGGGATCAAGCAGATCGGCTTGGGGGTGTGGAACTATATCAAGTCGGCTTTTACCGGCTTCGGCCAGCTGATCGTCGCTATCGCCCAGGCTGCGTGGAACCTGCTCGGGAGTGTCATCACCGCCGGGTGGAACCTGATCAAGCAGGGGGCGTCCTGGGCGTGGAACGCAATCACGTCCACTATCTCCTCCGGGGTCAACCGGGCCGTCAACTTCGTCAGGAACCTGCCCAATGGTATCAGGAATGTCTTCTCCAGCGCCGGGTCCTGGCTCATTAGCGCCGGTAGGAACGTGATCCAGGGTTTCATTAACGGCCTGAAGTCCATGTACGGCTCAGTGAAGTCCTCACTGGGTGGTCTCACCAATAAGCTGACGTCCTGGAAGGGCCCCGCCCCCGTGGACCGGGTAATCCTTAAGGGCGCAGGCCAGATGGTGATGCAGGGTTTCATTAACGGCCTCGAGTCGCAGTACTCGGCAGTCAGGGACTCCCTCGAGGGCTTCACCAACACCCTGAGCAGGGATGTGGCCCCAGAGATCTCGGCCACCGTCTCGGGGAACTACGAGAAGTCGGTGAAGCGCCAGTTCGGCAACATGGACCTCGAGGCCCCCACGCAGGGTGGTCGCACATCCGGTGGCACCACGGTCAACATCACCAACAACTACCCGCAGGCGCAGCGGGACTCGAAGACCCGCGACGACGTCGCAGACGCTATCCGCCTGGCCGCGAGCATCTAGGATTAGAGCATGAGCAGTGAGTATCACCTGAATGGGGTAGACCTGGACCAGCCGGGGAAGTGGCGGGTCATGGAGGGCACCCTCCTGCCGTCTGTGCCGGAGCCGCGCCTGACGTCCACCGAGGTCCCCTCCAGGAGTGGCATCATCGACGGGGCGGCCACGAGGTTCGGCACGTTCAAGGTGACTGTCGCGCTCATGGTCGAGGGGGAGGACAGGGCCTCCCTGGATGCGAACTGGCAGGCCCTCATGGCCCGCCTGCGGCTCTCTGGGGCCCTGGGTGTGCTCCAGCACCGCCCGGCTGGCGCTAACCCCAGAGAGACCCGCGTGCGGCTCGTGAGCGTCGCCCAGCCAACATGGAGGTACGGAGAGTGGGCGATCGACACGACAGTCATATTCGAGGCTGTTGACGGGGTGTGGCGCGACGTGACCCCAGTGGAGGTGACGCTCCCTAACCTCGACGGCCTTGCAGGTGGGTCAGCCCCGATCACTGACGCCCTACTGAAGCTCGCCCCCACCGCGAACACGTGCACCATCAAGGATGTCACCTCTGGGACATCCCTCACGTGGCGCGGCACCATGGAGGGAGGCCAGAGGCTCCTCATTGACGTGGCCCGCTATGACGCCTGGAGGCAGGTGTCCGAACGGTGGGAGCCCGTTCCGGGGGTTCCTAGCAGGGCGGCGGAGATCAGCATGTCCCCCGAGGGGTTCCAGCTCACCCCCAACAGTGAAGGCAAGATCGTCCTGCAGGCCACCGGCACGGCTGGCTCTATCCGGGCGAGGAGGGCCTACTGATGCAGCGCACCTACTTCCCCGGCATGCAGCTCCGTGCGGTCGCCTACACCGTCCAGGGGGACCGTATCGGGGTGGTCCCGGACGTCCTGGAGATGACCGTCACCACCCCGCGTGGCGAGGCGCCTACCCTGTCTCTGTCGTACGCGCCCGGCCCTAACGCTGTCCGTGGCAGTGTCCTTGAGGGTGAGGTTGAGGTCGCTGTTGAGGCCACCTTCGACGGCGACACGTGGGAGGAGCTACCTGACGCCCGATTCGTCACCCAGAAGACCGAGCATAACCTCGTCAATGACGGCACGGACTCCCGCAAGGTTGAGGCCATCCACGTCAGCGACTACATGAAGGAGGCCCTGGTCTGGTCCGTCCCCGAGGCGGCGAAGGACAAGGAAGGCAAGTTCAAGTTCCTGTCCAAGAACGCTGGGGAGATCATCGGCACGGTTTGGCAGGCAGCCACCAAGCGAGGGTGGGGCAAGGGCCTCACCCTGGACGCCACCACCACGACCGACTCCGCCAACCAGCGGTGGGCGAAAGTCGTCACCCTCTACTTCGACCCCTCTATCAGCATCCTTCAGATCGTCGACTCTCTCCGGGATCTGGGAATGATTGACACGGTGTGGCAGGGCCGCACCCTGAAGATCTATAACGCTGACACGACACAGGTCAGGGACCTCACGGCCTCCAGGATATGGCCCCTGGCAACCACCCTCACTGGGGCCCCGGAGGCGGCGACCTGGGCTGACATGTGCACCGACGTCCTGGTGAAGGGCGAATCCGGCCGCACGTGGCTCATCCACAATGACACCGCCCCGAAGTCCATGCGGCGCGTAGAGAAGGTCGTAGAGGCGGGCGGGGTAGAGCTCGAGGCAACCGCGAGGCTAGTGGCGGAAGCCACCCTGAAGTCCGGGGCCCATGTCAGGGAGGAGATCAAGCGCGAGTGGGCGGCGCCTGACGTGCACCTGCTTCCATGGCAGGACTACCGCCTGGGTGACTGGATGATGGTTGAGCGACAGGGCGGCATGGAACGCCTTCAGGTCGCACAGATCAGCGTCACCCAGAAGGAGCAGATGGTTTCCGGGCACACCACGTTCGGGACGGTCCTGGATAGCCTCCTGGGGAGGCTCACGAAGCGCACGAAGGGCATCGTGGGGCTCGCTACCACGAGCGGTACCGGTGTGCGCCCGAACCCTCCCGTGTCGAAGAACTGGCCCGTCCCACCCCAGGGACTAACGGGATCCACTAGGGCTGTGGTCGGCCAGGACGGGTGGCCTACCGCAGTCGTGGAGCTCCAGTGGGGGAAAGTGGATGCCGACGCCCTGGGAACGAAGGTGGATGTCACCGGCTATGAGG